ACAACTTCCCCGTTTTTGTTGGCAATCATAGGAACTTCAAAGACTGTTACATCGTGACTCCTTGGACCAAATGTTTGCGTATCTTTCCTAAAATTAGCCATCTTTTTCTACTTCATTTAATGTGTGTCTAATGTCTTGGAGAACTTCTTCATTAGTTTTCTCTTTTTCTCGATCTTCAGGAGTTTTGGCGACACCAGGTTGTGTTGGATCACGTTCCATATCCATAGCTTGCCCAGTCATACTTTCTGGTGCGTCTGGATTATTTGGGCCATGTAATTCTGGGCTTTCTTTGCGCTCTTTTTCAATTTCTTTATCGATTTTTTCAATATCTTCATCAGTCATACGGAAGATATTTTTACGAACATAAGTAGCACTGAAATAACGACCAATAAAAGGATCAATATCATTTGCCAATGAAAGACGCTCTCGCATCATTTCAATCTCTTTCAATTCACCAAAATGATTATCAATTGGGAATTGATATTTAATTACTTCTTTAAATTCTTTCCATTGCTGTCTATTAACAACACCTTTCAAAACTAATTGAATTTCTAATAAATCATCAAATAGGTTTGAAAATTGATTACGAAGACGACTAATAAATTTACTGAATTTCACTTCATCTCGTGTGATCTCAGATGAACGTCCCAAATTAAATTGACTCTCAGCTTCTAAACGACTAACAGGAACATTTAAAGATTCATATAATTTCTTTCTAAAATAAACTACATCATCCATTTCACCTAGATTTTGACCGCCTGGCAAAGTAGTAATTTCTGTTCCTTTACCGCCTTCACGTCTAGGTAGCCAGAAGTCTTCAAGCATTGTCATGAATTTTCTATCATCCCGGACTTCACCGGTACTTGCATCATATACTAATTTGTTTTTATTTTTAACCATCATATCGTGTAGGTATTGCTCTGCTTTCATTTTAGGTAAATTACCAACATCGATGTAAAAGATTCGGCGTTCTGGTGCACGGGCTAATCTATAAATTACGGTAGCATCTTCCAGCATTCGTAACTGATTGAGAGGCTTAATTGCTTTATGAATATAACCGATTACTAATTTATTATAAGGATCAATTAATCCACTAGTAGTATAACAAATAGAATCTGCGGCAATTTTGATAGCTTTTTGACTATCATTTATACTATATCCTAAGTTTTTTGTAATTCCTTTAGGAAAATACATATAAAATTCATTGTATCCTTTTTCAAGTTTGATCTTTGTTCTAGGATCAATTTCAATTTTCTTTTCACGAACTTTCTTGATTTTTCTAGGATCTATTTTACGAAGTTCTTTAATTCCCATACGAGGGTTTTTTTCATCAATCATAATATGATGATATAGACGGCCATCAACATACCATTGACGAAATAGATTATAACCTTGATTATTAAAATCAAGTAATTTTAGAACATTTTTAAATTCTGCTGTGATTTTTTCTTTTACATTTTTTGGTTGTTCTAGATCGTCTAGAATAATCTCAATAGTTTCATTTTCAGTAACAATTGCATCATTGACAATATCATCAATTGCTTTATCACATTCTGGTTGCATAGACATTTCACGATAACGAGTAACTAAGTCACCTTCAGTTTTAGCAGTGTTCTCCAAATCGATGAATGTACCATATGCTCCACCAGCAGCAACTTCCATAGCTCCATCATCAATAAGTGGAGCAACGAATGATTTTACATTCTTTTCATCCGCTTGTTCTTTGGAAGACTTTTTTATTTCAAAACCAAAAATTTCCATTGATTAATATCCTCTAATTATGAGTTTAGTAACTATATTTATATATAAAGAAATACAGCGGCAAAAGCCGCTGTATTCAAAAGTTATGTTTAGGAACTATTAGCTGAATAATGCATTTGTTACTTGGCCAACAATACCTTCACCAGCTTCCCAGTAATCATATGAGAAGGTAACATCAAATCGTTCTACATCATCTTGAGCCCAGTCTAACTGAATTGTACTTACACTTGCTGGAAATAGACCAATGAAATTGTAAGTTCTCAATGGTAATCCTGTTTTAGAAAATTGAGTTACAGTTGCATTAGTTTTGTATTGTGCAGTTGTAGCAAGATTGAATGAACGAAGATTACTACGTAGACCATTGATTGCATTGGACCAACGTTCCATTCCATCACGGATTAGGAAGTCTTCATCATTGATAATTGTAACAGACCAATCAGCAAATGTTCTATTGCCTGCCATTTTTACTTGACGACCAAAGTAATTAACTGGAATTACGTTCAATGTACTTTCTGGAATTTGTGCAGTTTGTACCATAAATGGGGTCTTCAAATTTGAAATAGGTGCAACAGGGTTTTGAATTGTTACTTGGAAGAGACTTGGGCGTGCACCTCCTCCAAATAGAGCACTTTGAAATTCTGTAATATTGAAAGGCATTTTATTATACTCCTTTTTTACTTTTATTTATTATACTTGCCCGACAACTTCGGAGAATTCAACACCAGTTCTTACAGCCACGAAGTTAAGCTGAATGAAGTTGATTGAACGTGCTGGTTTAATGAAAATGCTTCCAATAAATTCATTTCTATCAATTACTTCTGGAGTATTATTAGTTTCATCACATACTACACGGAAATCGTAGATACCACGGCGGCCTTGAACATCTCGTAGGAAAGGTTCTACAAGATTTACAAAGTTTGCTCTAGTGAATTCGTCGTTGAACTCAAATAGAGTGAACTTAGCTGCAATTGCAATTGCCTTTTCTAGAGTAATGAATAGACGTCGGACGTTAATTCTATCAAATGCACTAGGCTTTGATAAGCCAGTCTTATCACCAAACAATACTGTTCCTTGTCCAGCAAAAGAAGCTACAGGATTGATACCATTCTTGTAAAGAATATCACGTTCTGCTTTATTTGGATTGAAAGCTAGTTTAATGATATTCTTGATTTGACCACGATTGAATCCTGCAGGTGAATACCATGGATCACGAACATTGTCTGTTCTAACCATAGTTCCTGCAATGTCACCATTTCCTGGTACCCAACGATAGATATCATTGTATTTGTCATATTGATACTTCCACATCATATCAATAGTGAAATATGAAGATGATGGTAGAGTATTACGGAAAGCAACACAATCATCTGCTTCTGCACCAGAATAACGAGCATTGTCTACTACGTCTGCTTTTTCAACTGATAGAACAGCCAAACAATCTTTACGGTATTCTGCAATCTCATTGATCAAATGTACCGCTCTAGTTGTATTAGCAGAACTACCTAGAATAAATGCAATATCGACTTCATCACCATTCTTGAATAGATTATAACCATTGATATAATCAGCATTGCTTGGAGTATTACCATCACGCCCATAAATTAATGAAACAGTTTGTGGTAATGTTCCTCCAGTAAAGGTTTTATTTAATGCTTTAGTTCCAGCATTTGTGTTTGTTCCATTATGTGCTGCCCACCAGATATAATTTGAACGGTTATTGACTACATCTTTGTAGTAATTTGTTGAACCGTCTTCAGTTTTTGCATCAGATGCCATGGAAACTGCAGCATATCGTTCTAATACTTGATTTTTTACACCAGTCCATTGACCATCTTCGTCTACAACTACAACATGCATTTCATCTGCAGTACCACCTTGGGTATTAGCATAAGTTGAAGTGCCTGGAGCAACATCAAAATTATTGTAGAATTCCCAGTAACGAGTTACACTTGGTGAATGAGTGCTATTAATTGTTACTGTATTACCAACATATTTACTATCAAGTGTTAATGAAGTGTTAGTTGCGATAGATGCAACACGTACTTTTTGACGATCTGGACCAAGTTCTAAAATATCACCTACTACTAATTGACTGGTAAAGAATGTTCCATTACCAGATACAGTAGTTGTTTGAGTTGTAACAGCAATATTACCTGTCAATGTATTAGACCATGCCTGTGCGGATGCACAAACAGATACTTTCAATGAGTTTCCTAGTTCTCCTGGATACTTAGCTACCCAGTCACCTACACCACTAATACCGGATGAATAATTATCTTCATAATCATCATCATTTTTAATAACAGTATTGAGAGTATTTGCTGATGCCGCAATAGCATTACGAGCAGCTGTAGTATCAGATGTATTAGAACCAATCTTTATTACACGAACGGTTTGTAATGCATTTGAATATGAAAGGAAATTAGCTGCAGTGAAAAAATCATCCGCAGTATTTGAGTTTGGCTTATTGAAATTGTTTACTAAATCAGTTTCATTAGTAATTAACACACGTTGATTTACAGGACCCCAACGGAAATGTCCTGCCATACCAGCACCAGTAGTCTGAATTGCAGGTACTACAGTTGTTAGATCAATTTCACTTACATTTACACCTGCTGAAATTTGAAAAGGCATTTCTTCTATACTCCCTTTATTTGAGAAATTCTCTTTCTATTTAGTTTTTATCTATTTTTCAATCAATTAATAAATACTTCTATGAGTAAATGGAAGTTATCGGACGAAACAAAAGAGAAGATGAGACAAGCTAAACTCGGCAAACAGAAGTCTGCTGAGACTAGACGACGTATGTCATTGGCACATAAAGGGAAAAAACATAGTGAGAAAACAAAACAAAAGATGCGAGAAGCAAAAAAGATTGCTAAATTAGAAAACCCATGGGCTTAATAATCTCATTCCATAAAATCTCTAATTGCATAATGATCTACAATATTATCTTGTGCAATTACTTCCTCTACACCATCATGGAAGAAACCAAAAGGCATTAATTCTTCCATAATCTGTTCTTCAGATCGTTCTCTTAACATTTTTAATGTATTAATATCAGTCAATTCTCTAAAATACTTTTGATCTGATAACCAAGCAAATAAAACTAAACCCATAACTAAATCATCATTATGACCACTTTCGGCTTCATAAGATTTACCTTTTCTAGAAAAAGTAGATAGTTCGGAAATGGTATCAAAATCATTAATGGTTAATTTATCTTGTTCAATTAATAGTTTAAGAATTGAACAGCCTACATTTTTTACAGTTATAGTAGTTCTAATTCCTCTATCTACATTAGAACCAAATCCAGCAGAGATTCGTTTTCCTAATCGACCTGCTGTTTCAGTATAAAGAACATTTTCATATTCATAGTCATCATGTAATAAATCAGCAACTTGACCACCAATATCATTGATTTCAACTAATACTGCACAATCATTATAATGTTTACATGTTTCAAATAATTTCTGTGCATATTCACTTGGTGATATTAAATTTGATCTAAAACAAGCAACTTGATTATACGGCATCTGCGTAACATCAACTATATGAAATGCAGAATAATCTAACCCTTTACCTCTAGATACATCAACTATACAAACATAAGTTTTATTCTTTATACGATCTTCAAATACTTTTAAATCATCGGAATCTTTAATAGGTATTTTATGTTTCAATCGTTTTAGTGTTGCACCTGATATTAGAGTACCAGAACTTCCTTGAAATTCCATTTCAAATTCTTGTGCAAATTTTTGTAAATCAAAGTCTAGCCCAGCTAATGTTTCTTGTTTCCAAGCTTCATCTCGACCTGGAACTCTCCACCATGGCACTTCAACCCATGCATATCCATTAGTGCCTTCTTTTGCACCCATGAATGTTTTATAAAAATGATTCAATCCATTAGGAGTTGAAGTGAATAGAATTTTAGTTGTCTTACCAGAAGTGATAGTAGGAAAAACGGATTTGAAGAATTCATCCCAATTCTCAACGAATGCTGTTTCATCAATGTATAATAGAGATACTGATTTACCACGAATGTTATCGGATGATGTAGCAGCTGCTATAACTTTGCAACCATTATCAAATTCGACAGAACCTTTGTTCCATTCTACAACTCCATGTTGCAACCATTTAGGCAATGCTTGATATGCTAACTGAATTCTATCTAAGATTTCACGTGCAGCTTCACCTTTGTTTGCTAATAATGCTACCGTTTTATGTGAATTGAATATTATATAATGTAAAATAATAATTACAGCGGTTGTGGTTTTACCTGCCTGACGACTAGTTCCTACAACTAGTCTTCGATTTAAATTTATTTTCTCTATGATCTCTTTTTGATAATCATAAAGTTCGATATTAATAAATCCATGATCTACATGAACAACTTTAATATACTTTTCAGCAAAATAAATTGGATCTTTTTTACAACGAATGAATTCTTGAATTAATTCTTCGGTCCATTCAATTGGTGTATCTTTACGTTTTAATTGTGTATTACCAAGATATCCTCTATCAATCGGATTCATTATTCTCTAAGTCTTCTATTATTTGTTGAATTTTTGAAGTAGGTGCAACTATTAAATTATTATTCACAGTCTTTGTGGTGTTCGGTATATTAGTTTGTTTCAAATCCTTTTTACTTTTTGCAAGTTCTAATAAGTCTTTGTTTGCATCCATTACCGTTTTTAAAATACCATTCATTACTTCAAATGCTCTAGGATTTTCACTACTACGTGCAATACTTGCTATCTCTTCTAAGTCACTCATACCGCGTTCTATAAGATCACGCAAGTTCTTCCTAGCATATGCATAGTCAGCATCCACATTGGCATCCTCATTAACAACAATTGGATCCAATTCATCGGTTGTAACTAATTGATTTTGTTGAGTTTTTTCTACAAATTCTGCTTCTATTGGAATTCCCAGGGTATCACTCATGCGTTTATTAAAAGTCACTCGTCAACTCCTGTTTTTGAATTATATGATAGTCCATCGGTATAAAAGAAAGTATTTGATGCAAATCCATAATCGTCGGTTACTTTAATTAGATTTCTGTTAATCGAAGCTGCACTATTGGTTGTAGGTGAACCATTAGCTAATAAACCTGGTACTAATACAACCCTACTTGAACGTGGTGTCAATGGGTGAGTATTTGCATGGAAATCAATTTGTGTTCTAGTAATAACACCAGATGTTGAAGTAGGTCCATACAAATAAGCTTTCATAGTAAAATTCAAATTCCAAACCAATGCTCTTCGAGTGTCAAAATCTCCTTCATAATTATCTTCAATATTCAATCCAGTTAAAATAATAGGTACATCCATCGATAATCCCATTTCTGGAATTACATTAATAGTTGTTCCCCATTCTGGTCTAAAATAAGGTAATATCTGTTCAATTATTTGAGTTCCATCATCTGCATTCTTTACAAATATTGATAATTGAATATCAAAATTGTAAGGTACAGGAACATATTGTGTCTTCAATACTGTATTATCTGTTCCTGATACTTTACTATTCTTCTGAATAGTATTTAATTTGCGACTAGGATCATATGAAATTCCTTGAATCTCAAATCCCATTCGTGGCAATGAAATACCAATTTTCTTTTCAAAATCAGGATCAGCCGCTAATCGAACTAAAAATTTCTGTTTAGGACCATAAGCTAATGGAACTGGAAGAGTTTGGATATGATTGCCTGAATTATCATATCGTTGAATAGTGATATCATCAAATAATGATCCAAAGACTATGATGTATTTTCGTATTAATCCATGTGAAAAATATCCAAACATTAGACTTCATCTCCCCATGGATTAGTTTCAGTAAAATCTAAAATATCACCTGTAAGAATTTCATTTCTAAATAGAGCATTATTTGCTTGACTATCTGTTGTATTCAAACTATATTCTTGTAATAGATTATCACCATCTTCAAGTAATGTTGATCCTGTATTGCTTTCCAATGTGACTTGCCAATATAGTGCATCCAATGTATATTCATCTTCAATAGAATCAATTGCTGTATTACCAGTGTTAATACGTTCTGAACTATATTCAAATATTTCACAACGTAAATCATATGTCTGTAATCGACCAGTCTGATAAAAAATACTCTCATGCTCTACGAATTTAATTTCAAATAAATTTTCAACTAATGGAAAATAAATAAGATCACCTTCTTGAGGTCTATTATTAGTTATTGCATAGCCATCTGCTGTTGCTGTTTCTAGGACAATTGCTTCTGTTTCGGCTGAACCGGTTAAGAATTGTCGTGATGGGCTATTAGTATTAGCAGTTTCGTATACTAGATTTCTGCCAACTTCTGTCAATAGTTTTTCTGTTTTTATTTGGTCAAATCGTTTTCTAGACATAGTAAATGTAATTTGGTCTTTAATTTGTAAACCAAACTTACTTAATAAATCACCTTCTCCTTCAAATCCTTCAACATTTTTAATGTATACTTCAACTTCAGCTGCAGCATTAAACGTAGATAATGAGTCTTCTAAATAAAGATTGTCTCTAGCCACAATTGTTCTTGGAATATAACGAACATTATGACCATACTGTTGAATTGATTCAATGATCAAATCTTCAACTAGGTCTTGTTCTCTCCCATATGAAAAATTGTTAAAATACTTATTTGTCGGCATATTTTTCTCTTGACAGCTGCATTTTTTTGTTGTACACTACGTATGTAGTGGTTATTAAAACATCTTTATGTCTTATTTATGTTTTGTTGATAGATGTATTACGGGCCGATCATATCAAAGACGGGAAGAGAATATGAGTTTAACATTTCATCTTCTAGTTTGTTGATTTCTTCAATAGCTTCATTGAGAATTCGAGTACCATCTAATTGTATTCCACCAGGTAATTGAATACCTGCAAATTTACTTAGATTAGTTCCCCACTGTCTCTTAATAAGAGCAGTTGCATATCGTAATAACCATCTATCTGACCATACATCTGTATACACTTCTGGATCAACTACTTGATAACAGTCTATCACTAGATATTGGCCAGATTGAATATCAGCATCCCAATCCATATCAATGTAAAGTTTATCAGTATGTCTATTAAATCGAATAGGTTTTAATCCTGTGAAAACCTGTTGCAACATTGCGATA